ACACGCTGCCCACGATGCGGAAATACTGCCCAGGGCGGAGGAAGGGCAGCGCGATGTGCCCGTCCTGGATGGTGTAGGTCCCGGGGATGATCTCCCGCTGAAACCAGTTGTGGATTTCTTTTAGGACTTGCTCAAGCATCACGCCGCCCCCTTCCTTATCTGCTGGCGCTCTTGACGGGTGCAGACTGGACAGAGGCAGCGGAAGCACCGCCAATGGTGCCCACGACCACGCCGTCCAGACGTTCGGCGAAGAGTTCCATGCCGTTGACCACCGTGTCAGAGGCGGTCATGTTGTTATAATCCGGCTCCTCGTGGATGCCGATATACCCGGTGGCGTCGCTGGTGAAGTTGAACGCCTCGCCCAAATCCGCCCCGTTGACAGGGATATAGTAGAGCACAAGGTTGTCCTGGGCGGTAGCGTAGACCTTCCCCTTGGGCACAGAGCTATTGAAGAATACTCGCCCCAGGCCAAGGAAGTTTTCCACATAGGTCATGCCAAAGGCAGTCTGGGTGGTGATGTTGGCCGTAGAGAGGTAGTCTGCCACGTCCAGGGGGTTGAGGAAATACACCGCCTGGATAGTATCGTCCTCAAACAACACTTCCAGCTGGCCCCAGCACTGGGCAAGCGCCGACTGGAAGCTGTCCCCGGTGGCCGCTCCGGTTCCGGTGGCCAGGAAGTCGAAAAAGTCCTTGCGGATACCCTTCTGCACGTCCAGGAGCATCCGGTCGGTGGTCATGGTGACCGCCTGATCATAGCCCCGGTCCACGATGGCCTCGGCGCTGGTGGCCTTGCGCCACTTTTTGAGGGTGATCTCCTTGTAGTTGACCGCATCGGTCTTGTACTTGCTCAGGGGGATGGTCTCACCCTCGGGGACATTGCCGTCCTCTAGGGTCCCGGTGGCCTTATAGGTCTTGAGGACAGCCCCGGCCTGCTTGGGGATCTTCCGGGTCACGCCCAGGGCTTCCACCAGTTTCTTGATGTTCTCGCTGAACAGCTCGACAAACTCTATTTCACGTACCCGCGCCAAGTCCTCTCGCTTGATCAGATTGGTTTCTGCTGCCATAACTGCTTAGTCTCCTTTCTGGAATAACGCCATATTGGTAGCAATCGCGGCCCGGCGCTCCTGCCGGTCTTTGATTGCCATAATGTCGTTCTTGTTGGTGTAGCTGCTGCCAGCCCCGGCAGGCGGGGTGGCGGTCTTGGCCCCTTCGGTTTTGGTCTGGCTGACCAGTCCGGCGTAATCTCCGGCCACCAAAGCGTCCAGAGCCTTCGCGTCCTTGATCTTTCCATCCTCGCCCAACTCAAGGGCCTCAATCTCCGCCCCGCTGCCGCGCATGGCGATATCCAGGGCCTTGCCGGTGATGTTCTTGCTCTCAAAGTACGCCCGGGCGGCAGCTTCCTTCGCCGCTTTGGCCTCTTTGGCAGTGATCCCGGCCTTATAGTCGTCAAATTCCTTCTTGACCTTGTCGTGCTTGTCCTTCCAGCCGTCATCCTTCGCGGTGGTCAGGGCCTCCCGCGCCTCGTCCAGCTCCTTTTGGACAACGGGGAGCTTTTCGGCGTCTGCCTTATAGGTGGCAAGCTGCTCTTTCAAGCCGTCCACCGTGTCGGTATGTGCCTCGATAATCTGGTCTGCCTTGTCGCCCTCGATATCCAGGGCTTTGAGCATCTTTCGTGTCAGTGCCATGTGTTCGTTCTCCTTTTCTTTGGCCCCGGTTCCTTGGGGGCGAACGTTGTATAAAAACACCCGCCTGTGGGGTTTTCACCAAAAAAGCGTGGACTTTCACTCCATCTCTGAAATTAATGTCCTCGCTTGGACGTTCTGCCGGAACGCTTACCGGCAGCAAACGGTATGCGGTTTCTTAGTCCTCTAATGTCTTTTGCAGCTTATCCTCCATCTTTTTGAGCAGTTCCTTCACCTTTTCGGCGTCTTGCTCAGCCATGGCATCCTGGATATCCTGCAGGATGAAGCGGATAAATGCCTTGAATTGCGCGTCAGTTTGTCCCATATCGACCGCTCCTTTCGGTTTTTATGAGAATATTTTATCATGGGACGCTTTCTGCGTCAAGGTTCTGGGGAACGTGATCTCCTCCCGTCGAATCCGTATCATCTTTACCCCGTCCTTGACGGGGATCAGCTCCACACGGTCACCTTTGGCAAGGATAGATTCAGCAGCCTTTATGATCTTCTCATCCACGCCGCAACGCCTCCTCGATGATGCTGTGATATTGCTGTGCATGGTCTGCCACAGCTGGTTTCAAATACGGCTGTGCCCGCTGGCCGTGGGTCAGGTGCCAGTTCCCGAAAGCGTCCTCATAGACCCAGGGCGTCTGCCGTCCTCCGGGGTAGTATTTGCCGGTTCCAAGCTCCACACAAGGGGCATATTCTACCGCGCTGCCGATGTATGCGGCGGGTTCTTCCGCGTCTACTTGGTGGGTGATGCTGTTGCGCAGGTTGCCCGTGTTCACCGGGCACATCTGCTTTGCATACCCCTCCGCCGTCAGGCCGCACACTTCCAGCGCCCGGACAGCAGCGGCTTTCAGCTCTTCCTTCACCTGGCCGCTGTTGTCGATGATTTCAATGTGCATGGAATCTGCCATGTCAATTCTCCGCGTTTTGATTGTAAATTTGATCGTAAATCCTCTGTAGCTTTATTCCAATTTCGTCCGGCTCGTCGTTATGGTCGAGGATATTATCCACGATAGCATCATCGATCACCAAAAGCAGCTCTCCTAAATCATCGTTCTCGAGAGCACTGCGAATGTCAACAGATTGCTCAAGCAAATATTTTTTCTGTTCTTCAGTGATGTTAATCATGATTTCCTCCCCCTGCTATACGGATTTACCTGTATCAAGCTCCCGGTTTCTGGGTTGATAGAAAGCTCTATGTCCTCATAGATAAAACGCTGACTTATTTTTCCGTTCGGCGATACCCTTGTGGGAAGTATTTTTGCATCCTTTGATGTAAGCGCTTCCAGAACCCTGTCTACATCAACGCCGGATCGTCTCTGTTCAACAGAACCGATAACCCTTGCAATAAAATGGTTCGACTTCCCAGTTATCGTTATTCCGTTTGATGTCGTAAGCCCAACTAGCTTGTCATCAATTTCTTTGCTGGTTTCCTGATACAGCGTGAAGTCTGTCAAAGTGGTGAGTTCTCCAGTTTGAATTGCTCTCTCGTACGCCTTAAACAACTCCCATTTATTATCATTATACTTTAAGTTCTGGAATTCTGTAAATGATTTTGGTGCATTTTCCCCAAGAATATTCTTGTATTCTTCATACTGCTTCCGGTCCTTTGTCTCCCGCTCCGCTTCCTTTCGGGCATATCGTTCCGCAGCAAGCGCTCCCTCTCCCCTTTTTGTGTTCTCCCACTGGGCATAGGTCATGTTTGGCAGCAGGCCGTACCGGTCCCGCCGAAGAGAGTTGGACATATCCACCCCCTTGACCTTAGCGATCATAGTACAGCGGCAGTTGTAGATATTCCAGCCGCTGCCAGACGGGTCCCCCGGGAACATCAGCGCCTCCCCGCCCACGATGAACGGTTCATCTTTTGGCACGGTCTGTCCATCGGCTACCGCATGGTCATGGCGGCTACGGTCATCCAGCGTGGCAAGCCACTGTTTTTCCAGCTGGATGCCCATCGCCTCAGCCTGCTGGTAACTGTCCAGCCGTCCGGCGTTCTGGGCCCCTGTGACGGCGGTTCGAGCCGCTCGGATTGCGCTGGTTCGGTTCATATTTGGGATATTGTCCTGTAATCGATCCGCGATATGCTTGATGCTCTCCCCCTGCAAAATTCCGCTGGTAACTTGTGCGGTAATCTGCCGCTTTCCCCAGACCAGGTCAATGCCGCGTTTTACCGCCCGTTTAGGCGGATAGTAGGGCATAAGGTCTGGTTGCTCCACGATGAGGCGGCGGACGGTCTGCTCATCCCATAGGTCAAAGCCCACGTTCGCACCCAGCTGTTGCTCGATGGTGTAGGCGGCATAGTTGCGGTTCAGACTGTAAATACCGGGCGTTTGGTCATTGATGTAGGCCGCCGCAACCTCGTTTGCCTTGGTCATCCGCTCCGCGATGCGGTCTCGCAGGGCCTCGAAGCGCTTCCCCCGGCCAATCTGGGCAAGCCGCCACTGGGTGTACTGTTGCTTGGTGATCTCCCCGTCCTGCAAGCGCCGGAGCTGTTCGGCGTCCCGCTCCTTGAAGCGGGTGAAGTAGGCGTCGATTTTCTCTTGCAGCTCCGCAGCAGCTTTCCTGTACTCGGCGGCGATGCGATTTTCCAGGGCGGCCAGCTCCTGGTCGGTGCGGCGGTGGGCGGGGTCTGTCTTACGCCGCATCACCGTTCATATCCTCGCTCCCATCCTCCGGCGGTTGGTTGGGCTCGTCACTGAATCGGTCTAAATTCTCTGCGGCAAGCTGTTTTAGAATATCTTCCACCATGTCAGCGTCGCCCAGGATGGCCAGAAGCTTCTGGGTAAGGTATTCTTGCGTTACATAGGGCGCAGCCATCAGAACGGATTGGATTTCCTCTTGCCGGTTTATGATCTGATTGCGGGTGTAGGTCGGATCATCATCCACCCCCGCCAACACCAGGATCCCATGGATAAACTCCGTGACCTGGTTCTCAAACTTATCTGTTTTCAAGTCCAGTGGCACATAGCTTGCCTTGATGGCGGTTGCCGTCTGGTTCCCAGCCTGAACCGCCGAAGCGTCAAAGGCCTGGAAGTCCTGGTATAGCTTTTTCTCCAACATATCAATGGTGGCTTCCGTCCCGTTGAAGGGGGCCTCGATGGAGTGAGGCTCCGCCGAAGCTCCCTCTCCGCCGTCCACGTGGACCACATGGGTCATTTTGATGCGCTGAAGAAATGCCGCATCGTCCAGGTCGTCCATAGCGTCGCAGTTTACAAGAGCCCAATAGAGAAGGTTCCCCTCATCCACATTGTTGACCATGTTGGAACAGGCCAGGTCCAGGGCATCCACGGTGTTCCGCTTCCCCCGCAGCTCCGATTTGCAGGCACGGTTATTCTTCAGCGGGACGATGGGGAACGTGGGATAATTCTCACCCTGGTATATCTTCGTACTGTCCAGGTCAGTGCCGGTAATGCGGAGCTTATAGGTCCGCTTCTCCTGTAGGATGGCCATGTCTTTTCCCTTGTCCTGCTTGTACTCTGTAAAACCGTCCATCTCGTACAGAGTGCAGCGCAGGGGCTTGTCCGGGCTGACTTGCCACCAACGGATACCAGCTGCGAGAGCGCCG